TATGGTATGAACTTCATAAATAGTTCTATTTCTTTCTTCAGTGTAATTTGGTTCCATGCCTTCAATATCATCTATTTCTTCTTTTACATCATCTCTTTCAGTATAAGAATCTTCTGGTATATCAACATTGGCATAAAAACCTGAAAGTTGTTGTTTCTTTATCTCATTACGAGACATGCTAATAATATGAGTTACCCTCTCAGCAGAAAACATATCTGGAGATTCATAAGGCACTACTAAATCTTCTGGTGGAATAAATTTAGAAACTGCTCTTTTTAGAGAAAAATCAAAATGAATTTTTTTGAAAGCAGAACCAGCTAAAGGTAAGTAAAATAATAATTGATCTAGTTCTGGGTCATATTCTTGCATTACATTCATAATGTAATAGTTCATAAATTCTTGAACTCTCTCTGCTTGAGATTCTGTTTCAGCAGTTCTTGTGCCTATTATCTGTGTTTTAACAGGTCCTTTTGCTGGTAACAGTTCTTTGTATGCACTAGCCTGAAACTGGGTAACAGCTTCAGCCAAAATAGGATGAATAACACCACTTGAGCCTTGAAATGGTTGTGAACGACTTTCATCAAACTTCATGCCTAAGTATTTAAGTCCATCTGTGTAAGTTTTCTCCCACTCACTACGAGATTCTAAATCTCCCTTTATGGAACCAGTTAAATCTGTAGATAACTTAGTTAAATCGTCTTCGTCTAAAAACTCAGCTAAATTTGCAAAAAAATCTTCTTGTGGAGCTTCTTCTTCAACTTGCTCATCATCCAGCAAGACTCCTTCTTCAGTAACCAAAATATTAGCAGCATCCCTAATTTGCTCTTGTCTGGTTTTCTCTGGTATTACTTCAACTGACCTTGATGATTCAATAATGTCTGGATTATCTTCTGTGCCTAATTTTTTCTCTATAACCATAATTATTCCTAGTGTATCACTGTTTCTTCTGTTCTTTCTAATACTTCAAAATCTTGACTTATATCACTTATTATATCTACAAGCTCACCCTCTACTACTAATCCTTGTAAACCAGCTATAAATTGAGCTTTTTCGAGTGTTTCTGCAATAATTCTAGGACCTACATATTCATAGTCATCCCAAATAAAGCTAGTTATCCATATTTTCATCAATAATAAACTGTTCTATTATTTTTGAGTAATTTTACCTCATCTTGATAATCTTCGTGTAACGATAAAAAGCCTCCTTGTCTAAAACGCATTAAAGCCATAGTTGCACTGTCACAATAATCATCATAATCACCATAAGGAAAACTTGCCATTTCTTCAACTACTTCTTCTGCAAAAGATTCATCAGGGAACCAAACCATGCCAGATTCAAATATGGGAGCAACACTATTCATTCTGGCTATTTTGTCTTGACCTCTGCTGGGTGTGTATGAAGTAACTGGTATGCCCATTCTTCTTAACTCATGAGTTAAGGGAGTTCCTGATGCTTTTGCCTCTATTAATATGCAATCAGGTTCCCAATATTTGTATTCATCCCAAGCTAGTCTTTTTAATTCTGGAAAGTCTACACGCACCCTTTTAGCATCCAATAAAATTATATTGGGAGAAGAATCATCTTCATGTTCAAAAATAGCCCAAGTAGTTATAGCAGAATAATCAGCAGTATCTTTTTTAGAAAAAGCAGTATCATAACTTTGTATCACATAATCATAAGCTGGCACTTTTTCTCCATGCCACTTTTTCCACCATTCTCTTTTTACAATAGCTCCTTCTTCAGCAGTAGGATTTTGCATCCATTGAGCATTCCATTTAGCCAATGGCAAGGAAGCCTTAACCCCTAAAAGTTCATCCTTTTTCCAATACTCTCCCCATAAAGGATTTTCAGTTTCTGGCATAAGGGCTGGAAACTCTACAATTTCCCAATTATCTGCATGGTCTTCGCTTTGTTTTGCTAATAATTTACCTACTAAATCTTTTGTGCTCCATCTCGTCATTACAATAATGATAGTTCCACCGGGTTGTAAACGCTGTCTAGGACCTGATGTATACCACTCATAAGCTGATTCTAAGGCTTTGGGAGACAAAGCATCTTGTTCTGAATGTGGGTCATCAATAATTAATAAATCAGCACCACGACCTGTAATTGCTCCACCTACACCAGCATAGAATGATTCACCTTCTTGATTAGTTGTCCAACGACCAGCAGATTTATTATCTGCTTGTAGTTTTAATTCAGGAAAAATATGTTGGAAATCTTCCGAATCTATTAAATTTCTTACTTTTCTGCCAAATCGCACAGCTAATTCTGCTGTGTGTGTGCACTGTATTATTTTTAATTGCCCATTTAAACCCATCATCCAAGCTGGTAAATAGGTAGAAGCAAATTCTGATTTTGAGTGCCTAGGAGGCAAACACACTATTAATCGTTTTAACTTACCTTGGGCTATTCGATTAAATTTTTCAGCGATAATTTTGTGATGTCTGCCTTCTACAAACTCAGCCCACATAAACTTTATGAATGCCATAAAATCTTTTTTACAATTCTCTTGTATATCAATTTGTTCATAACGATTCAGTAAAGCAACTGCTTCAGCCTTGTCTTGCTGTGAAAGAATGTCAAAATCTTTTATGGATAAGTCTTTCATATTCTTATATGCGAGCTGGATAGACAGATAGTGACAATATTGGTTCTACCCAGCTCTAACCACCAATGGAGGGGTGGCTAGGCTAAGTATAAAACATTCAAAGGAATTACACATCAAGCCATTCCTTGTTTTCAAATAAAAGTGCTTCAGCTTCTCTACGCCTCATTAAACCTTGTAATACCTTTCCTCCAGCCTTGTTCCAACGCTTTATTTCAGCTGGCACAGAACTATAGTCACCATCGTTTAAAACTTTAAGTAAAGTTGATTCCTTCAAGTTGTTAGGTCCTAAGTTGTAAACCCATGAACACAAAGCATCAAATTGGCACTGTTCTAACCCCACTTTGACCATATCATTTATATAGCCTTCGTATTCTGGCAGTTCTTCCTCTAACCATTTTTCAGCCTGTTCTTGGGTGCAAGTGTCACCCATTTCTACATTTTTGATTCTTCCATAAGCTATGGTTGGAATGCCTACTGAATCTAAATAGGCTTCCAGCTCACAGCCTTCAAAGCGTTTAATTAACGCTATTCCTTCTTGTGATATTTTCATTTTTTCTCCCTTCTTCTAACATTTTCAGATTCTTCGTCTTCCTTGTCATAGTCTCTGTAAAACTTAACTATTCCCAAAATTTCTTTGATATACCTAGTTATATCAGCTATATCCATACTTAAATGCTCATACTCTTTACTAGATAAAGTGTAATATGCCCTTCTTGGTGCTTCCCCTTTTTCAAGGTTAGCCAAATATTCTTCCATTCTTTCTGGTGTCATAATTTCCCATTCAACAGGATCCATCTGCACTTCCATAGGTAAAGGTGGGTGATACATAGGTGGTCTTTCTGCTATTGTAGTTACAGCTACAGGCTTGGCTTTAGGTTGTATCATAGAACACCCAGAAGCTATTAAAGCTAAACTAACTATTATCGCTATCTTCTTCATCAAACTGATTAGGGTCTGTTAATTTTTCTAAATTCTCTAAAACTCTTTTGGAAGCTCTGTTTATTTTACCTTCCATTAACTCTGGTTTAGCTAAAGTTAGTTCATCTAAGTCGTGTTTAGCAAATGTTTTTCTTAATCTACTAACATCACGCATAGCTTCTTGTTTTTCTTTTTCTAAAAAAACCAGCTGGTTTTGTGTTTGTTTTTGCTTGGCTAGATGATTTTCTATAGCTTCATTCTGTTCTTGTATTTTAGTTTCAAGAACAAGCTGATTGCCCTTTAGTGTGCTTATATTGTCTTGTAATCTATCTATCCAGTAAGCTGAACCAGCAACTGTGGTAAGCAATAATCCCCCCATGATTAATGCAAGTTTCATGTTTAATTAGCTAAAGGATTACCACTACTATCTTCTAGTTTGGATATATCTTCTTCTGCTTTTTCCATCGCTACAGACAAACCTTCTATTTGTGCTTTCAAAGTGCTAACAGTAGAAGCCTGTGCTTTTAATGAAACATTAATTCCCTCATCAATAGATTTATTAATATAGTCAACTGAAGTTTCTATACTTGCGAATCTTTGCTCTATTGCTTGTTGGGCATCTTCTGTCTCGCCTAATCCACCTATTTTATTTTCTAAATTTTCCAATCGGTTGACATAACCTGCACCTGCATAACCGAAACCTGCTAGTGTGCTTACAATAGTTGCCAAAGCTATGAGTTGTCCTGCTTTTGATTTAAACCATTCCATATTTACTCCTTATTCTCCCAAACAGTGTTTTTTCGCCACTCTTTTGTAGGATTCTGTTCAAACATCATACCTGTTTCCTTCAAAAATTCTCGTTTCATAGTCGAATTTTTCAGCAAGTCTTTATAAAGTTTACCATTATATTTCATTCCCATGGATTCTATTTTTTCAATCCAATAATCTAAAGGCTTGCAATTAACATGCAAAGGCATATTTTCTTCTTTTTGGCTTGCAGTCAATATTAAATATTTTCCACAATTCTCCACTAGAGTTGTTAAATATTTATATTCATATATGGCTGGTATGTGTTCAGCCACTTCCACACTCCAAACTACATCAAATGGATGATGAAAAATTACTGGATTCACACAACAGTTAATTAAAGCCACATTAGCCTGACCATTAATTACTCTTGGATCTACTTCCAAACCAAATGCTTTCCAGCCATTCTTTATTGCCAAGGCAACTTGACCACCTGTAGAACAACCTACATCCAGAAAAGTATTGCAATCTTTTTTGCTCAACCATTTAATAGCACCTTCATCTGTGTGGGTTATGCCCAAACTGCCATCTGCATAAGGTGGTGTAAACCAAGCCATATTTTTCTTATAAGTTAGGTTGCTGATTAATTATACTATTCATCATATTTATATTGTCACTAGCGAGAGTATAAAAAGCATTTATATTGTCACTCATACCAATATTAGCATAAATAGTTTTATCTTCATACCAAGTCTGTGCTTGTGGAATGTTGGCTTCACTATATACATCAAAACCCGGCACATAACCTAAAAAAGCGACCAATGTTGTTTGGTCTGCATATTCACCTGTTTCTTGTTGTTGGGTTTCTGCCTGTTCTTGTTGCTCTTTTATATTATTAGCAATAATTTGGTCGGCTATTTGGTCAGCTTCG